TCATCAATACTGTTCAAATCATAACTTGCATACCTCATATTACCCCACGAATTTGTGCCAGTTTGACCTTCATCTTCTTGGGTAGTATCTGTTGTTGTTTCGCCACCTTGTTGTGTTGGGTCTTCATCTACTTGTTGTGCATCACCGCTTGTTGAAGAACTTGGTGTATCATCTGTTGACGTTGGTTCTTCTGGATTTTCTTCATCAACATTTAAATCGGTTCTTTTTTTACTTACGATATCAACTATGCATTCCTGTTTTTTCTCATTGGCAAATATGATAATCTTATCAAGTTTTTCATAACCTTCCTTTTTTTCTTCATCCAATTCATCATATTCATTTTCTGTTAGAATTTCATACTTAATTTCAATATAACCTTCCTTATCTTCTAATTCATTATATTCTTCTTTTGTTATAAAATCATTAAGCTGTTTTTCATAAAAGGTTAATACGTAACTATTATCACTTTGTGGTGTGTCACCTTCGCTTAATAATTTTCCATAACCAGTTCTATATGCATCACTTACATAAAATCTTACGTCATTTGCCCTTTCTTCTTCCTCAATATTAAAGAAATAATTATCAATCGCATATTTGAAAGGTTTTCTCATATATTCATAAAACTCCTTACCGCCATCATAATATCCAAATCCAACATGCGGATTGTTTCCAAGATTATATGGTATTATATCATTAAGATATTTTGCCTTTTCTGCGTAGCCTCTTAATGCTTCATTAACTGGGTCTTCACCAATGTATGCGTCTTCTTCAAAACTGATATTTGTCCAAGATTCTAAAAGTTCTGGCGTATATCTATTCATCAATACAAAGAAATTGCTTTTCAAAATTTTCACTTCTTCTGAATAGTCCATATAGTCACTCAAACTTGAAACATAATAGATATCACCTTCTTCTATGCCAACAGGATTTACATTTAATAAAGCACCAATATTTGGCACTACATGTAGATAAGACACTGTTTCATTCCAATTATAGGGATTCAATGTCGTATCATTAATTTGTCCATCATAACACCATCCGCCATTATTTTGGAAATATATATCACCATCATAAATCTTATTCTGATTATAAAATGGTATTAAATATGTGCTATAATTAACCGTATATTGTTTTTCTTGTTCTTCTTCTCCTTCTTCAGGAAGATTTGCTGTTACATCAGACATTGTAAAAGAACCGACTGGTATGCCACTTGCATCTTCATCATAAAGTTTTCCGTTTTCTTTATAATTGTTTAATGTGACTATTTCATCACCAAAATCCAAACTTCCATCGTCTGCTTTATATTCATCATACCTTTTTGGAGTTGTCTTTCTAAATTCTTCAATAATCGTATAGTCATCTTCACCATAGCCAAACATACCCATCACCATGTCAATGGAATGTCTTGTACCCTTTGTTTCAAATATCCTATTGGTTGACAATAATAATCTACGCATAAATTCATTGTCGGCATCACCAAAAGTCATTTCATTGTTATTCAATGAATCGTACCATCTGATAGCATTTATGTCTTCAAACGGCGTACCTACCTCATTGTCGTTTATTTTCTCAAAAAATGTATCATCAAGGTTTAATGTGTCTGCTGAAACAAGTTTGCCATCTTCCTCATAGTTTGGTATAACAGAATATATATCCCAACCCTTTAATTCCAACTTGTCACTAAGCAATGCATTCGGGATATTTCTATCACCATTATAAGTTACCTTATTGTTTGATTTAATTGTGTCAATTTTATTTTTAATATCATCAAAAACACGACCGATGATATTAATGACCTTGTGCATTCTTTCACCGCCGACTACATTGTCTTCTTCTTCGCCGTCAATAAATTCCCTTGTATAAGTCCAGTCATAGTTCTTAATGGCTTCATGTGTCATTCTACCCCACATATTATCAGTCCATAGTTCATCATATGTCTGAGCCATTTTATTCAAACTGCTTATGAAGTCAAAATAACTTGGTGATGTTATATCAATGCAATAATCATCTGAAGGCCATGTATATGTGCGTTTATAATATACATAACCCATATTATATTCCAAAGGTGTGATAAATCTATTGGTATATAATGGTTTGCTTTTTCTTGTCAATAATTGCCTCTCAAAACCTTTCAAGCCACTGAAATATTCTTCAATTTCTTCATCTTTTGGTTGAAGAATAAAATCAGTTTGAGTATTATCTATCAAGAAAATGATTTCACCATTATATTTATATCCGTAAATTACTATTGGTGATACTATTGTGTCAGTATTTTCTGAATCATCTGTTCCGCTACCATTACTTCCTTCTCCATCAGTTTCTTGGGTAGTATCTGCTGTTGTTTCACTACCTTGTTGTGTTGGGTCTTCATCTACTGGTTGTGCATCACCGTTTGTTGAAGAACTTGGTGTTCCTTCTGTTGGTGCTGGTTCTATTTCATTAGAACTATCTTGGTCAGTTTCGGCTTCTTCTGTTTCTTGTTGTAAAGTTATTCTAATTTCATAAATTGCATTGTTCTTGCAATCTGTATTCCCACAATACGGTACATATTTGCTTTTACATTCATCAAAATAACCATTATTAGGCAACCAGTCTGTAATTCTACATTTACTTAATGTCCAACCATCTTTATCTTCCTTATCAGAAAACATTTGTAGGCTTTTATAAGTACGACTTATTACTTTAGTATCATCTTCGTTAGAATCTTCTTGTTGGGCAGGATTTATTTTATCACCATTATTTTCAATCAATTGGTCATTTTGTGGATTTTCCACACCATCATTTTCACCACTTATTTGTGTGCTTCCACCAATTTGTTGTTCACCAGTATCAGGATTGTCTTCGACAATTGGTGTTGTGCTATTATCGCCTTCAGAAGAGCCTTGTTGGCTTTCTGTCTGACTTGTACAACTTATTACTTGTTCATACAATTGTCTTGCAATAACATCAATACTTTCTATCGGATAAGTAACATTGTCAATTTTTACAACATATTGTTTAAATGAATAAGTGAAATAATGCAATGGATTGTCAAGATGTGTAATTTGTACATCTTTTAGGAAAAGATTTATATCAAAGGGATTACTTAAAAGCTTATATTCACCTTCATTAACATTATTACCACCGTTATCATCATTACCACCGACTACATATTGATATTCTTTCTCAATTTCGTCTGTTCCTTGTTTTTTAACATCTTTATAAAAACCAATTTCTTCATTTGAAACTGTAATTCTACCGGGAAAAGTATTAATAATATTTTCCAATGAAGACCTTACTAATTCCGAACAAGAGCCATAATAGACATAACTACGTATGTCATCTGTATTTTCATTAAATTGTATTTGATTAACCTTTCCTGTGGCATCCTTAACATCTTCATAAGTCCAAATATCATTAGTGACACCGTTTTTGTACTTTTTCTGATAAAAAGGTGTTGGGCTTGTTGTAAATATAAAATTACCATTGGTATAATAAGGGACTTTACCAGGACCAAATCTCAAATGATTACCAATAGTAACCCAATCTCTCTCAAAAATGGTTGAGCCACCTTTAAGGAATTGATGGGTGTGCGTCTTTATGTAATTACTTTTATGTTTTGTATATTTTGCCATTTTGGATAGGAAAATTCAATTCATTTATTGTGCGAAAATGTTATCAGCATCGGCAGAATCATCAATACTATCAACTCTTTGCCTCTTAACCTCATATCTGACTGTTTTATTGTAGTTGTCTTTGAGTGTATAGAACTCCCACTGTTTATATATCTCATTATCCTTATTATATGTTGTGAGAATACCGTTATCCAATGCTCTAATCTGATTGCCATCAATTGATGTTGCAAGAGTATCGAAATCATTCTCACAAATTTCTATTCTAAGGCAAACAGGGTCAAACTTTGTATTTGAAATAATGATTCTTTGATTCGGTGCACCAATATAAGGATTTGTATTTGGCTTGAAACTTGGTCCAATACTTGGCGTTAGTGTCATAAAAACCAATGTTCCGCTTTGATTAAATCTATATCCATTTGATTTACTACTTGCGGATGTAAGGTTTTGTGTTATTGGCTCTGCAAAATTAGAACTTGTAATCAATCTATAATAGTCTTGTCTTTTAAGTGCTTCACCATTGTGTTGCAAATATTCGACTCTATATCCTGTAAGGTTGTCATTGCCGAATAATGCCCTATCACCCATTATATCATTCATATCAAGTACAATACCGCTTATATCGGGATAAGCAGCCAAAGCACCAACATCTTTAATTGTGCAATATATTTCTTTTGGTCTTATAAATACCGTATAAAAGCCTTTTTTACCAAAGATATTAACTGGTAGAGATAAATTATAAATTCCTGGTAATTCCCTATCAGGAAAATTATTGTTGCTTGCGTTTTTTGCATCTTCTGAAATATTCATTGTAGACAACATTGAACTAACCTCGGAATCATCAATTTTCTGAAAATCACGATATGCAGTGTCTTCACTGTTTAATGTCGGTCTATAATGATAAAAAATCTCAACGTCCCTTGTTGGGTCTATGAATGCACTTTTAACGTTGCCATATGTATTGTTCATTTGTATATTACTTGATATGTATTTTATTATAAAAAATAGTATGATTTTAGGTTTTAATCAAGCTTTCGGTATAAATTTGTCATATGCTCTGACATAGATTATTTCACCAGCATCTGTTGTCATGGAATCCCATTGGACACAAATACAGTAATTTGAACCCAAATTATTTGAAATAAATGGGTCTAATATTACCTTATATTCTTTTCCGTTTTCCCTTGAAATCATTGTCTGGCCAAAATTGATAAGATATTTCTTAAGGCTTGACCTTTCATTAGTCCATCTTTGTCGTAATGTCTTCACACTATTTCTTACAAATGGATTCATATCTTCACTTATTGTGTCAAATTGGCTTTCATTTATTAAAAACTTCATATCTTTTTAGTTTTGTATTATAAACTCATCTTGAAAAATGAGTTATTCTTATATTGTTCCATATCTTCGAGTGTCTTT